GAATATTTTGGTTCTTCAGAATAGACCGTCTTCATGTCCTCCAGCCGTAGACAAGCTAACCTACCCAATGAGCCTGACCAAGGGTCGCCAGTGTCTGGCAGCATACATCCGCAATCTATTCCTATCCAACTCTCTGCATCCCACACAGCCATAGGGTTCTCATACTGGAAGTGGAATGTCGGTGTATGCCCAAAAATCACTGTCCACTCTTCCATCACCGGGAATCTCTCGAACCTCATCCACACAGCGAAATCACGTTCGCAGTCGTACTTGTAGGCATACTGCTCATATAAGTCAACTGGAGCTGCATGAGTCAGAATGAATTGTCGACCATTTACCGTTATCTCAATATTGAGGGGTAGGTTGTCCAGATATTCGAATATCTCTTGTCGGACCGTTTTCTTAATGTGCTTAAGATAATCGTGTGTTACCTGGCCACCGTTTCTATACCACAATGATCGCTTATGAGAATAGTAATTCTCAGGCCAATCCTCGTTTTCGGGTGGTGGGTAATAGAGGGCATTTAACATCATCAGTTCGTGGTTTCCAAGAACCATCTTGGCATTTGGCATCGCCATGATCTGACGGAGGATTTTGATTCCATCAGGGTTTCGGTCTATCACATCGCCAAGAACATAGAGTGTATCTTCGGGCTGCAGTTTGATCTGTTTCATGATGGAATCAAAGCGCCGCTTCTGCCCATGAATATCAGACATCACATAAATCATGGTGTTCACCTCCTTTTGTGGCACAAACAATTACCACACTTCAGGTGGAAAATCAACTGGTTTTTTCAACTTTCTTTGCAATATTCCGACTTAAAATTTTCAACTCCATTTTCGTATATTCCCGCATAGTAATTACACCTCTCACGCGGAGAATATCATTGAAATAGTGGAGCCAGATTTCTTCAGTCACACCTGACTCTGGGGCCTTGCGATCTGATTCAGTTATGTCCATGTGGGCAAGCTCCTTCTCTATTTTGTCGGATTCAGCCCCAAGGAAGGTTGAAGTCTTTGCGCTTAATCTTACATTGGGGTTCCCCATCTTTCCAGAATACAATGCCCTCAATCACATGGTTTTCCAGATAGGATCGAATACCTTCGAAACTCCTATCCAGTACAATAATATCTTTTCCGTGAGGCTTGAGCATATCGACTTCAATATTGTGGGGGTTCGCTCTGAAATGAGGCCCGATTGCTTCATATGTTCCATCAGGTACATTGCCCATCCTATCAAATGCATCCCAAAACCATTTGTCGCCAGATGCAGACCTATCGCATGGTACCCAGCATGGAAGGTGCCCTGTGACGGCATCTGCTTCCTCCTGGCACTTAATCGCATTGGGAGGAATGGTTTTTCCTTTCTTCGCATCGTACCGCCTATAGAAGACACCACCGATAACTGCGCAGCAGGCACCATCCCATTTGATGGTAGCAACGCCCTCGCCATTCAGGACCCAGGCGAGGTCGGGTCTCACATTTGGCAGAATTTTAATGATCCGATGATTTTCAAATTCTCGTTCAAAGAGTGTTGGGATTTTTTTCATTCTTAATCCTTTCGACTACTACATCATCTTCACTTCTACAGAACCATTCATCAATGGGAACGAATCTCTCGTATCGTCCGATTTCATCTGCACAAGCGTCACAATAGGGGCTGATCCAGCCAGTAGAAATTTTTGTCGCTGGGTCCCCGCATCTGATGCAAGTTCTCGCGGACATTTTCTCATATTTGGAGATAATCTCATGGAGCAGCCGCTCTGTACAGCCGAAGTCGTACCACCGGAGAGTTCCATATTTCTCTTTGATCTGGGCAATGCGGTACCCGTGGAGGTAATCAGCTCGCACCAGTTCCTCACGGATCTCTTCGCACATGCGCTCCCCAAACGCCTTTCTCCAACCATCAGGCATAGCGTCCAGTTCCGTATATGAGTAGTCATAATCCTCCGGGATATGGTCTGTCCAACGGTTATGTGGCATAAGAAAAGGATACTTTTCAACCAGTTCTTTATTCTTTTCCTTGTTCACTTGCATCGTCAGTCCCCTCAAATAACGCACGGAAGAGTGCCACATGCTCTCCTACGAGTTGCGGGTATTGGTAGTAAATATGCCGGCAGAGACTTCGGTATAGCTCAATGAAACGGTCCTCATCACAGAAATCGCAGAGACCATCCATGATCTGTTCCAACTGCTGTTCATCGGTGATCTTCTTTTCCAGCACCTGACTGACCAGTTCAGAATATTTTACATAGGCTACCTCACGTAGTTTACCGATGCCAACGACCAAATCCATGAGTTCATCCAATGTGTTTTGGTAGTCATTCATATATCTGCCCTCTTTTCACCCGCCATTGCTCTCAACTCAGCTTCTCGTCTTTCTGTGTTGGCACGGCTGAAACAAGTTGGCCGCCCTGAGTTATATTCCTCGGCCAACCATTTATCAATATCAAAGTTCCATCTTTGTGGGCCGAACTCATCCGGATGATTTTCAATAAGAACCCGCTTCTTCTCTCGGAGCTTTTCCACTATAGGAGCTATATCATAACCAGAAAATACCTTGGCACCCTTTAGTACATTGAGGATCTCATTCCCCCACACACGCTCATCAACACCACTATACTTGTCGCAGTCACTGCTGCCGGGCTTTTCCTCAATTTTCCCTCCGTAGGAAATCAGGAGGCAGTCGTCTTTGAGAAAGTGATTGATCCACATATTCGGGATATACCGCAAATCTGTTATGCCCTTTGTGGAGAGAAAACCCCACATCTTATAATATCTCCCGAAGACATACCACTCTGGAAGATCTTCTTCCACAATTTTTGTTCTGTGGTGCCCAGAAAATAGGGTGAAATCCTCGTTTTGGACCAAGCATAGCTCGTGATTTTTCCACACTCTACGCTCAATTGTGTAAAGATTATTTTTGTATCGGCTCATTTGAAACCTCGTTTTATTATGTCCAATGGGACGACATTATCGAATAGGAAGTATAGCTTATCGATCCGTTTATCTATGTGCCAGTGGCCGCAAAGCCATGCCTTGTAATTTGCCATATCCTCAATTTTGTTGAGCCAGTGCTCAGTACTGTCATCCACAGAGCTTTGGTCAATCATGGGTAGAAATGCTTCCCGCGGCTCATACTTATAAGGGCAGGTATGGGAGAGAATGATATCAACCTGCTGCTTAACGACTTGCTCTTCCACATAGGCTTTGATCTTTGCTGATGGTTGCTCATCCGGAAACCATAAATAATTTCGTTCCAATCGGTAGAATTTGTCGACACTGTATGCTCCACCTATGACCAAGTGTTTTGTCCCATCGATATTGAAGATGTCGCCGTCTCTGGCAAAGAGAAGATTCGGATATTCATCTTCGTACCACACCATTCCGCCGTTCCACTCTTTTTGCTTATAACTGGGGACGGTAGCAGGTCGCCGCTCATGATTACCATGAATACAGAAAACGGTTGGCTTCATGCTTGCAAGAGCATTTTTGCAGTACTGATCCCTCTTATCCCCGTAGTAATTAGCTCCAACATCACCGAGGATAATCAGGATATCTGAATCTGTAAGTTTGAAGCGATTTACAAAGGCTACCAGATCTGTTGCATTGCCGTGAATATCGCCGGTGTAGTAGACCATACTGTTCCTTCCTTTCTGTCTTAGTTGGATTATACCATTATTGCTTTTTGAAATCATAGAAAGTCCGAAAACATAATCGTTTTTTGCAAAAATATAATCACTTTTGTACAGCACAGACCACAGGTCAATACCTTGACCTGTGGCCTGTTGTTATTTGCTATGTAGCTGATAAAATGTCACCAGTTCCTTTCACGAAGGTGATGCCGTTGTGCTCGAAGAGATTCTTTGGTGGCTTTCAATACATCTAGAAGGACATAAGTTTCGTATGGACTGCAATTTGAGAAAAGCTTTTGAGCCTCCGTGTTTGAGATTTCTGTGGCAACTGCCAACTGCCTATTCAGCAGTGAGTCAGTGGAAACCTCCAGTGCGTTAGCGATGCTGACGAAGGTTTCCAGACTCATTACCTTCGTGCCACGCTCTAAGTAACTGATGTACCCGGAAGACTTGTCGATCATTGCCGAGAGTGCTGCCTGTGAGATGTGTTTACGCTTACGGATCTTCTGGATTCTCTGTCCAAGGACGTGATAGTTGAGTTGCATTTTTAGTTCCTCCTTAAAAATTTGCAACTCAATTATATTTTATTCGCTATTTTATAGCTTATAGATTATATAAAACCGGCCTTTACGTGATATATACTAAGTTAAAAAATAACCTATAGCTTATATCCGGCAAAGGAGGTGAGCTGGTCATGGATGAACAAATCAACTTGAAACAGATTGGCTCACGAATCAGAGCTGCACGATCCAGCAAAGGCATGAGTCAAGCCGACTTGGCGGTTAAGGCTTCCGTATCTCTTCCGCTGATCAGCAACATTGAGCTTGGAAAAACTAGAATGCATCTCGATACTTTTATCAAAGTCGCAGAAGCGCTTCAGGTGTCTACAGATCATTTGCTGCGTGCCGATGTGCCGGAAGTCAAAACTATCTATCAGAGTGAACTCGCGGATATACTTGAAGGCTGTTCGGCCAGTGAAATGGAGGCCATTCTCAACATCGCTCGGGAAGTGAAATCCTCTATGCACAAACAACAAAATATTGACTAATTATCGGCTCAGAAGACTGATCCGATAATTTTTTTACCGTTTTCATACCATAGGTCAAAATGCTGACCTATGGTATCTTCTTATTTTCTAACGTTTTTCCTATAATTCACCCAAAAGGGATTGCCCATAGACCGGAGGAACATATGGAAAACAATGAATTGACACCTTTGGGGACAACAAAGGAACTTGAGGAAACTGAATATCCATCCTTTGAACTCTGCTTGAGTGAAAATTGGGACTCGCCCCTCGTGGCTCAGCACAAGCAATGGCTGAAGACCATCCGTCACGAAACACCAAACCCCAAGATTCCGTTCAAGGTCGCTGTGTATATCCGATATTTCAATCAAACGAAATACAGCGATTATCTCGAGCGTAACAAAGAGGTATTTCGGACCACTCTGTCTCAGTATCCAATGTGGGAGTTCGTTGGATTTTACATCGATAATGGCTCAACAGCCCCCAACATGGAAAGCGCTGTTGCCTGGTCTGAACTTCTGTCTGACTGTGATGATGGTAAAGTCAATCTCATAATCACACAGAAAATCAGCAACATATCCAAGAAGATCCACGAGGTAACCTTCTGTGCTAGAATGCTCGCTGCCCGAAATCCCCCTGTTGGGATCTACTTCATTTCAGAGGATATGTATACCCTCGCCTCGTATTATCGTGATGACCTTCGTGAACCGTGCTTCTTTCCTTCGCTTGACTGGGAGATTTTGCCCGATGATGAATTAGATCTGAGAGGTATGCTCCATGAGTAAATCCACGAAGAAAGCGGCTGAACAGGCAGAACGGGAAAAGGTACAAAGGCGGTATGCCAACCGCCGAGAGCCGGATGTTATCTATCCGGCCAAGAAACAGGTCGACTTTTACGATGACGATGTCCATCAACGTGTTGCGGTCTATGTCCGCGTTTCTACAGACAATCTGGGGCAGGAAACCTCATATGAACTTCAGAAAAACTATTATGAGGAATTTGTTCTAAAACATCCTAACTGGGAACTTGTAAAGATTTACGCTGACAAGGGCATATCCGGCACTTCTACAAGGCACCGAGACGAACTGAATCAAATGCTGACGGATTGTAGAGCAGGGAAAATTGATTTGATTATTACTAAGTCAGTATCGCGACTTGCGAGGAACACGGTTGACTGCATCACGATGGTGAGAAATCTTGCCGAGCTGCGTAACCCAGTCGGTGTATTCTTCGAAAGTGAATGCATCTTCTCACTCAATGAAGATACCTCCATGCCCCTTTCTTTTCTGGCATCTATTGCAGAGAATGAGTCTCGCATTCGAAGTCGCAGCATGGAAGTTTCACTTGCCCAGCGGCTAAATGGTGGTCTGCCCCTAACACCTAAGCTGTTGGGATATTCTCATAATGCGGAGGGCAAGCTTGTGATCAATCCGGACGAGGCCCCTACGGTCCGACTTATTTTCTACATGTATCTATCTGGATACTCCTCATCCCATATTGCCAGAACCCTTGAAGAACTCGGAAAAACAACTTTTCTTGGCAACACCAAGTGGACTTCAGGGGCTGTTATCCAAGTCTTGAGAAACGAGCGCCATTGTGGTGATGTCCTCACAAGGAAGACTTGGACTCCTGATGTAATCAGCCATAAGGCAAAGAAAAACAGAGGTGAGCGCCAGCAGAGCCTGTACAAAGATGACCATGAGGCTATCGTTTCAAGGGATGATTACATTGCTGTCCAACATATGATTAACAATGCGAAATATGGTGGAAAATCGATCTTACCAGAACTTCGTGTGATCGACTCCGGACTTCTGAAAGGATATGTCACAATCAGTCCCAAATGGGCAGGTTTCAAAGCAATGGATTATCTGCAGGCTTCGATGAGTGTCTATGCGGATGATGATGCATATTATGGGCAGCCCCAAAGCGATGACACCACTTTCGAAGTGACAGCCGGAGATTTTGACTTGCGGGGGTTTGAAGTCACAAATTCCGCTCTCTTTGACTCGAACAAAAAGCCATATGTCCTATTTCAAAGCAAGAAAATCAAATTCAGCACAGATTGTGTTCGCTATTTCGGAAGGGACAATAGAGTGGAGTTGCTGATCCATCCAGGATTACGGATGTTTGCTGTTCGTCGAGCATCTAAAGAGTGTCGTCACTTCGTACAGTGGTCCCGACCCGATGATGGAAAATACTATGCAAAGGAGATTCCATGTTCGGCGTTTGGGGACACCCTGTTCGAGTTACTTGACTGGGCAACTGAATATAAGTTCAAGGCATACGGCAGATATATCGAAAGTGAAGGAGAGTCGGTGTTCTTATTTGACTTAAGTGATCCCGAGGTATTCATCCAATCATATCTCATGACGGGGACAGATACTCCTTCTGGTGAGCATGGCGCTCTTTCCCCCTTATCTATATCAGGGAAACGGATTCGAGCTGTTCCCAAAAAACTGGCAGACAGATTCGGCAGCAATTTCTATTCTCATCGTCTTGCTTCCTCTTCATTGGAGCCACAAAGTGAAGAAGCCTGGAAACTCTGGCTGGAAGGCCAGCTCTTTGAAACAGGAGAGAAGCTTAAGGTCACAAAGTTTGATGAAATGCAACGTTTCATTATCGACCAATTGTCCTCTGTAAAGCCAAAAGGAGGAGGGTCTTTGAATGAGTAAGAATACTGAATTCCCTGTCTGCCGGAATCTTGATGGAGTATTCTTTCACGTGACCCGTGATGGGAAGCCCGCCTGTTGCTGTTTTTCTGATCTAACAGAATCTGAACAGGATAGAATTATGGAAGAATACAATGTTGAACAGCTAAGACGGCTTTGCCGGTGCATCTGCAATAGCCTGCGCCAGATTGGAGATATATTAGATATCGTCTTGGACGAGTGAAAGGAGTCAACAATGGAAATAGAAAATCAAAGCACCTTCATCTCGCAGATGCTGCAGGATATTCAAGCCGGTGTTGTTGATGAAGAAACAACCATCTCCTTTAAGGAAGATAGCGTCACACCGATGACTATGGATAAGTCTGCGCCGGGTGATGTGATCGAACTGAGCGATGAGTTTGATTTTGAAGGTTATCAAGTCGTTCGGCGAGAATTCTTTGCTCACACCTTCGAGCCATCCATTACCTTCAATAATTACAAGATCTATGTCAACACTGCGTGTCTGAACAAGTTTCCCCATGCTGACTGTGCCCAGTTACTGATAAACAGGGCTTCTCGTATCCTTGCACTGCGTCCCTGCGCCGAGTCAGAAAGGGACGCATTTGCTTGGTGTAATACGTCCGGAGGAAAGCGAAAGCCTCGACAGATCACCGGTAAGATGTTTTTCGCAAAGCTCTTTGAACTGATGGAGTGGAACATTGACTACAGATACAAGCTGCTAGGTAAGGTCATTCATGCCAATGGCGAGTATTTGATTGCTTTCGATCTAACCGCCTCAGAGGTCTATCAGCGTATTGCCAAAGACGGAAGTAAAGCGAGAACGGCTCGAACTCCAGTATTTCCTGCCGGCTGGAAGGACCAGTTTGGTCTCCCCTACTACGAGCACCAGAAGTCACTTCAAATCAACATTTTTGATGGATATGCGATTTATGGAATCAAAGATAATACAGTATCCTCCATGACATCGGAAAAAACTACCACACCAATTAAAGATACAGGTCATTTAGAAGCGTCTGCACAGGGAGGAATGATAAATGGATAGTACAGATAATCGTGCAACGATGACTTTGGACCTTAAACGAAATCGCATTCGGATACATAAATCGACGCTAAAGAAATTGAATGATCCCAAGTACATTCAGTTCCTGATCAATCCAGAAGAAATGTTTATTGCTTTCCTTGGGTCAGATAAACCACTCGCTGGCGGGACTGCCAACAAGGTGAATCTGGTTCGAATACCGAATCAGTCTGTAGAATTCTATAGCAATAAATTGCTTGAAGGTGTGGTAAGTATGATCGGCATGCTTGACTTCAGGTACAGCTACCGTTTGAGCGGAGAGGTCGATGTAGCAAACAGGGTGGCTTATTTCTCCATGAAAACCTTGAAGAAAAACGAGAGGAGAGCACCCACAGATGGATAAAGGCTTCGCAGAACTAGAAATCGACCAAGAATTCAAGACACTAATTCGACCTCTGCGAAAGGACGAGTATCTTCAACTTGAAGTCAATTTAACAATAGATGGTTGCCGGGAACCAATCATTACCTGGAACAACATTATCATTGATGGTCATAACCGTTACGAGATATGCAATCGGCTTCATATTCCATACGCTGTACGGGAGATACCTTTCGAGAACCGTGATCAGGCTATTGTCTGGATATGCAATAATCAGCTTGGACGTCGAAATATCTCTGAAGAGACCAGACGATATCTCATCGGAAAGCAGTATGAGTTAGAGAAAGTCGCACGAAAGAAACCACCTAATATCAATGGATTCAATCAGTATAAGCAGAGAAGTAAGAGGGAGCGAGGAGAGAGTTTCCGACGCACAGCGCAGAAATTCAGTGCTCAATACCATGTTTCTACTGGTGCGGTACAGAAATACGCGATTTTCAGTAAAGCATTAGATGTGGTTGGTCAGGCAGATCCAGAACTCCCAGGAAAAATTCTTTCTGGTACTTTTAAGATCTCCCATGAGAACCTTGTCGCACTTTCTAAAATGCCAGCTGAGGAAATCAGGCGAATCGGTGCCAGACCTGAAAACCTTCAGCGCCCATTTACAAGCTACAGTGATACCCGGAAAGAGTTTTTAGATAAGGATGAGGAGTCGGTAGACCATATGGAAGAAAATCTGCCACTGATCAAGGTACCCCCCCAGCACGACCCGGATGCTGAAATCACCGGCTTGACCCTTACAGTCCCATCGTGGGTCAGTTCAATTGAACGAGCCAGAACCCTTGCAAATATGAATGCAGCATCCGCAGGCGCAAAAAATAAACTTGAAGAAGTGCTGCTGGCACTTCAGGAAAAGGTATCCGAAATGCTTTCAGACATCAGGGAGGTACACTAATGCAAGACTTCAGTCGATTTGTTCCGAATGTCCATTTCGAGCAGATCCCAATCAAGAACCTTGTTTCGAATCAGGAGTATCAGCGGCCTCTGTCACAGGTCCAAGTAGAAAAGGCCATTGAAGATTTTGACCTCAATCAAATCAATCCTGTGAAGGTGAGCCGCCGTGATGGTATCAATTATGTTTTTAACGGTCAGCACACTATAGAGATTGTTGCAACCGTATCCGGGTCACGCGAGACTCCTGTGTGGTGCATGATCTATGATAGTTTAGATTACAAAAATGAAGCGGACATTTTTGCAAATCAAATGAAGCATGTGCGTCCTCTGAGGCCCTATGAGATATTCATGGCAAATATTGAAGCCGGGAACGAAAAGCAGCTGATTATCAAAAGGCTTGTTGAATCCTACTCTCTTTCTCTTGGACCAGCTAAAGCATACGGAGTAATCTGCGCTGTGGCCACACTTGAGCGAATTTATACCAAGTATGGTTACCATGTTCTAGACCGAACACTACGCCTCTGTGTTGGAACATGGGAAGGTGATATCGACTCACTTGGCGGCAATATTCTGGCTGGTGTTGCAAGACTTGTTGTCGCATTCGGAGACCAACTTCGAGATGAAACATTCAAAGAAAAAGTAGGCTTTATGTCTGTTCGACAATTGTCCCGTATTGCTAAAGAACGTGGAGCAGGGGCCCTTGGTTATGCCGAAGCCATGCTTGTTGCCTATAACCGAAAATGCAAGTACACTTTGCGGATGTCTAAGCTGCATTCCGGAAAGGTTGCAGAAGAGAGAGACTTTGTGGATGAAGCGGAGGAATCGCTTCCGGACACTCCGGTTCTTGAGCCTTGACTAACCCACGGAGTCTCAAAATAAAAAGATCTCCCTCGAATAAAGGGAGATCAGAGTTTGATAGGGCGTATCAGCTATCCTCATATTCGTATGTTAGAGAGAAGGCCGGACGCATATATTCCTGCGCGCTCCTGCTCAATCCACATGCTGTCGCCAAGCGATTCCAGTTTTCACGAACTGTTTTCAAGATTTCTTTCGCCATGCACGCTGCGTCCTTTGCCTTGATGTCACAGTATGGAGCGATTTCCAATGCGAGGTCGAGAGAGATCGTCGCATCGTCCTCGTTTACACAGAGGGACAGCTCATCGCCTTCTGGCACAGGGTTTACATCGTACAGCGGAGAGAGATGCCAGCCATCCCCCTTGAGGATAAAGCCGTGGTTTCTCATGTGGTCATCGGTGTTGGACACGGCCATGTTGAACACGATCCTCCTCCACAACTCCTTCAAATCTCTCTTTGGATCAGCACCGTTGGATTTGAGGAAGGACACCAGTTCAAGATAGCTCGAGCCGTCTGCTGCCGAAGCACCATCCGTCTTCCCCAGCATTGTCATGGCAGATGCAAAGTGGACTCGGGAATTTCCGTTCCGGTCGAATCGCCGCACAAGGAAAGTGCTTCCGTACTTGGAGAAGTCGATCAACATGGACTCTGGAACATCCAGACCACAAAGTCTTGCGAGGTCGTGGGTAACCTTTTCCCAAGCGCCCACATTGATATCGTCATGTTTGGAGGGAAACTTGGCAATCCACAGGTTTCCCTTTGTATCCAGAACGGTAGCCTTTGGCCGTGCGCCACCTAATGAGGAGCCTGGTTTGATAAGCTGGTTGATCCATTTCTGCTCAAGGCCGGATTCATCGCTTTCGAATTGGCGTGAAGCCTCTTCCAGAGTTCGCAGGCTGGTCCATGGTGGCGTCGGAGTTTCCGAGTCATCGGAAAGGAAGGGACCATCTTTGTCCAGTTTAAAGCGGATTGCCCCCATGCGGGTCTCATCATACACCCCAAGCAGGAAGTCGCTTCCAAGCAGTTTGCGAGGTTTCCGGCTCTCTTTCTCTGCCAGAATCCTTTCCCTGCGGGTCATCAGCAGACGGCCCCATCGGTCAGGCGAAGAGTCTGCGAATATGCCGAATACATCTTTTTCACCAGTTGGATACTGCCGGCCCTCATACAATTGCAGGTCCGGGTCGAGATACATATAATTCGAGCTACTTTTTAGCCAATCGTTGTCGTACTCAAAGGAGCAGCTTTCGCGGCCCCGGACACTCTCCACAAAGAGTGTTCCCAAGAAGTTTGGTTCTACGGAGTTGAAATTCTCATAGACATAGATCACTTTTCGGTTTGATGGCAAGATCATTCACCTCCATTGCGTGGTGCTCTCTTACGTGTGGTAAGCTCAAGGTCTTGGAGTTTACGCCCCAGCTCGTCATCCTTTGCAACGAGCAGAAGATCCTTATCCATGTTATTTAGTGCATGTAGTACAGCGGCATAGATCCCGATTGCAACGGAAGGATTCCCTTTCTCAACATTCCATACCGTGGCGCGGCTTACGCCTGCTCTCTGCGCGACCAATTCGGCAGACAAGTGTCTCCTCAATCTGGCCATTTTGATCTGCTCTCCAAACTGGTCCAGGATGGCCTGGGTCTGTGGAAGTACCGCAACACTCTTTCGTCCCACGCATATACACCACCTTCTCCTTGTTCTTATGCTTATTATTATAGACAATAACAGATAATTTGTCAATAAATAAAGACATTATATGTGGTCGGCGATGTATGCAACAGACCATTGTTTTATTGTATGCGGAAGTCACCGTTGCTATGCATAGTTTTGATTTGAAAGGGGTAATCCATTATAGACGTGATTTTACATATTCCTCATTCCAAACGGGGGAAAGAGGAACTTGCCAAGCGCGTGGCAACTGTTCACGCTCAGGCAGTCATGGCATACATATCAAAGCTGCCCTGTCCCACAGGACAAAAGGTCGCGCTTATCGATGCAATGCTGGAGCATGTCCGAAAGGATATCCAGCACAAGAAAGAGAGCTGATGCTCAGGTGGTCAATAAAAAAGATCTCCCTTATTCGAAGGGAGCTCTGAGGTCAGGCTATGCGCTTGTCCCTTTGGAAATGAACTCAACCTTGAGGCTCATTCCAAAGTCCTTCCGCCAATCTTTTCAGAGAACGGAGAGACGGATTGCCGGTACCGTTTTCAAAACGGTTGATGTCTGCCTGAGCAATACCAGTTACTACTGCGAGCTGCTTTGTGTAAGATCCCGTTCATCCCGACCCTCGATGATTGCTCTCATGATTTGACGCTCAGGTTCGAGGACATCCCATTCGCCCTTGAATTCGGGATCTTGGAGCTGCTCATTGAGGGTATCACGAAAATTCTTGCTCATACACTCACCACTCCACTTTCTCTCTAAACTCATTATATGTGTTATATCACATATTATCAATGCGTATTTGCTTTTTTAATCATTCAAATTGAAACCACCCGAGGTGATATGGAGAAAGAGAAAGAGGATAGACTCCTCTTTCTCTCTGATATTTAGACCGCTTCTTCTACAAGGTAGCCTCCTCCGAAGATGATTTCCAGCCTTCCGCCAGGATAGACTTTGATGCACTCTACCATTTGCCGGACGATGGAGTCATCGTATTCCGTGCGGTTATGTTCTCTTTCAGCGATGATGGCCTGGATCTGCTCAAGCCGGTCTTGATTATCAGAGTCCGTGGCGGCGCTTTCCTGTATCGTAGCGATACGCTGCTTGAGAAGCTCCAGTTCCTGTGACAGCGACATGAACTCACTCTCATGAGTTTCGATGCCCTCACCGGAAGCTACGCTCTCATTAACAAGCGCCAGCATTTTGTTATTCAGGGCTTCGATTTTCCGCTCTAGCATGTCCACTTCTTCAGGATCGCCGTTAAGGCCCAAGGCTTCGCCTATGGTTGCCCTCATCAGAGCTTTGTAGGTAGCATTGTCCTGATCGTTGAACTTGTTGACGGCGCGGACGATAGCTTCCTTCAGCTTGTCCTCGAAGACTGTTGGGGATTCCTTGCAGTATTTTTTCCCGTAGTCAAGACGGCTGATGCAGCGCCACACGATGCGCTTTACACCGTTTCTGGACCATGTCACCCTTCGGTAGCGCGTCCCACACTCCCCGCAGATGAGTACATCAGTCAGAGCGTATCGGGAATATTTTCCGGTAGAGGTGATGGCGGTCTTTGTTGAGGCTGGCGATTTAGCCCTTCTCCTTGCCAACTCCTCCTGTACTTTGTTGAAGGTAACGCGGTCGATAATTGCTGGATGACTATTTTGAACGTAGTACATAGGTGCTTCGCCGGTATTCTTCTTCCGTTTCTTTTCAATGCAGTCCACGGTAACGGACTTTTGTAAGATGGCATCTCCGCAGTATCGCTCGTTGGCAAGCATGCTCATGATCATGCCTTTGCTGAAGCTAATGTTCTTGCCAGGGATCTGAGGATGTTCAGCCTGCATCATCTTGGAGATATTGTCCACAGTTTCTCCAGCAAGGTACAGGTTGAAGATTCTTTCTACGATAGCCGCTTCGCTTGGGACAATCTCCGGCTCACCGTCAGCACCCTTCCTGTATCCAAGGAAGCGCTTATACATGAACACTGGGATTCCTTCCTCGAACTTATTCCGGACGGTCCATATAATGTTTTTGCTGATGCTTTCTGATTCAGACTGTGCGAAGCCAGCATAGATGACGAGATACAATTCGCTATCTGTTTTCAGCGTATCGATCTGCTGCTCCTCGAAGTAGACGCCGATGCCTTTGGATTTGAGCATGCGGACATAGTCGAGGCAATCCACCGTGTTTCTGGCGAAGCGGGATACGGATTTTGTGATGATGTAGTCGATTTTTCCCGCCAGACAGGCATTGATCATTTTATTGAACTCAGGCCGTTTATCCGCTCTTGTACCGGATATTCCTTCGTCAGCAAACAAGCCTGCAAAGCACCAGTCTTTCCGGCTACCTATCATTTCGGTGTAGACCTTTTTCTGGTTGGCATAGGATACGAGCTGTTCTTCACTATCTGTAGAGACACGGCAGTAAGCGGCAACTCTTTTCTGCCTGTACTTTTCCTTGTCTACGGCCATAGAGCGTTTCGGCTCAATGACAGTGACGATTTTCTTTGGAATTTTAGTTACTTCCATCGTCCAATGAGACCTCCGTTTCTGTTTTAGTATGAAGTACCACCTTGCCCTGCGCTCCAAGGGTGATATGCGAAGCGAGGGCAGTGAAGTAGTCCAGATTAAACTCCTCCTGAGTGACCATTGTGTGCGCCATTTTCTTTGCAATAGACACTGCAAGGTCTAGTTTTGCACTGCTCTGTTCATACATGAGCGATGCCATCTCGACGGTCTTTTGGATGATGAGATCTTCGTTCGGATCATCCCGTTCCAGCTCCAGCGCGATCTCATTTCCGATTTTGGTGACCTGGGCATCCGGCTCGTATCGTTTTCGGGGTTTTGGTTGGAGCAGATGGTTATTGAGGATGATCCGGTTAATAAGAACTGTGATAGTCTCCAAGAGCTGGGCATCGCTGATGCGAACCCGGATGCCGCATTCGTCATTGGTGCAGCTCCAGCTTTCACGGATGCGATGCTTGGAGCTGACCCTGCGCTTCATCGGATGGCCACAGCAATCGCATCGGACGAGGTCACGCAGCAGAGCGATGGCATCATTTTCTTTCGCACATGTGTTGCGCTGCCGGGCAGCCTTCAACCTTACTGCGGCCTCATACATATCCTCGTCTATAATGGGGTCGTATTCCTCCGTCCCCACATACTTTGCATTGTTGATAATTCTGGCGATACGGGCTTTATCCCAAGTGGCAGTTTTTTGTGTATAAGGGATCTGGTGGTCGGTCAATTCCTCCGCAATAGTTTTGAGAGAAGCACCACCCAGATATGACTTGAAGATCTCACGGATGACTTCCGCTTCCTCGTTGGATATGACTGTTCTGCCATTCCGCATGGTGTAGCCGTATGGGATGTACCGTATCTTTTTCATGACTGCCTCCTATATGCGTTCTTTGAATTGAAGCCCGCCAAGGAGTTCCATAGACATTTCGTCCTTTTTATTGATTTGGATGGACTTCACGATTTCCAGAAAGAGCTTTTCATCAAAAGCTTCGAGTGGTTCCTCCAGCTCGAAGATGAGTATCCTCAGCTTTTTCACTTCCTCAAGCATGGTTGCGGCTTTCGACTGGAACTCTTCTTGTCTGGCATCCTTAAGCTTTGCCAGCTCCGCGTTGATGTCGTTGGCCTGAGCCTGATATACCTCGATGGGGAGGTACCCCTTTGACCGGAGCTGCTCGAGCATAACCAGTTTCGCATTAAGTTCAGCAATGCCTTTACTCATATCCCTGGCTGCAAGATTGTTCCGCTTCATGGCTACCAAAGTCATCTCTAGTCGACTGATGACTTGTGCCAGAATGTTATCTTCCGAGAACCGTAATTTGTTCACCATAGTGATGAAACCATCATAGATACGTTCTTCACTGTAGTAGTTAGAGTCGCAGGCGGTGCTGTCATCTTTGTGCAGTGAACATACCCACTTTACAGTACCTGATATGAGCCTCCGACGATAGAAAGAGCCGCATTCAGAACACTGAATGCGGCTTGTAAGCGGATATATATTTTGAGAAGTTGTTTTTGCGAAATTGCCCTTTCTCTTCTCGATCAGTTTTTGAACTGCATCGAACACATCCTTTTCGACAATGGCAGGATGGGTATCCTTCGCATAGAAGCGGTCTTCCTGCCCCCTATTGATGTGTTGATTGAAGGGAACAGTTGTTTCACGGTAAGTCTTTTGATAGAAGCTGTCCCCTATATAGCGTTCATTCTTCAGGATGTAGGACACTCGACCTGAGCGCCAGATATCCTTCCCGGTCTTGGTCGGGATATTGTGAATGTTCAGTTCTCTGGCAATTTCTCCGGTGGAGAAGCCCTGTAGATATAGGCTAAAGATATTCCGAACGATAGCTGCTTCTGACTCGTCTACCTCCAGCATCTTATTGACCAACCGATACCCATAAGGGGCATTGCTGTCTATATACTCACCCAGCTCCATACGTTTGACGATGGAGAGCCGCTGGTTCATCGAGATAGACTGTGACTCCTCCTGTGCAAGTGCAGCGAAGGTATTCAGAAGCATCTCATCACCCATAGAGAGCGTCGAGATACCTTCTTTTTCGAACATGACTCCCACACCAAGGAGTTTGAGCTTTCTCACATAGGCCAGAGCGTCTTTGGTATTTCGGGCGAACCGGGAGATCGACTTGGTTACGATGAGATTGATCTGTTTAAGCTCACACATTCGGATCATGCGCTGAAACTCGCTTCTGGTTTCGCTTTTCATTCCGGTTAGGCCCTCATCGGCAAAGATATCGACCAGCTCCCAATCATCTCGCGCACCAATAATTTTTTTGTAGGCTCGGATTTGAGCCGCATAGGAGTTGAGCTGGTCTGCGGAGTTGGAGGACACTCGGCAATAAGCAGCAACCTGCATCTTCTGTGCGCCCTGTCTTGTGATGGGGGTGATCAGTCTCACTTCAGACATTACCTTGTCCTCCTTCCTCGATTTTGGTTGGTATCATATTATGATACCAACCACTTTTGGCAAGCTACATTATACTTGGAACTCAATGAAATAGCCAACAAAACATACGTAAAATAATAAATTTGACCTATTACACAATATTTAGCTGGCCAAAATGATATCTGCGCCTGTGAGCTTCAGATAATACTTTTTTGCTCGAGCATATTCCTTGTCTGTGATTACCTCCTGCGCAAGGAGCTCTTTCAGCATAGTCACGATGAATAGGAAATTGGCATTTTTAGTGTTCTTGTATGATAGCATTTTACTTCCTCCTTGCTCAGAATAAATCGTACAATTACAGATAGCACAAATGAAGGCACAATCATTTGTGCCCTCATTTCTGTTATCAAAGCGGCGGGACCTGTCCATTCGTTGGAAGAATGTTGCTATCCTGATATGGAACAGCTCCCGCCGCATTTACTTTTACTTCTTACTGATCCTATTCGACACTACTTCCCGGATCATGGGCGGCTGTACTAACCAGCGGCTGGGGCCGCCCCCCCGGGGGCCGCCCCCCC